GTTCTTTCTGATACGATTTCTATTTCTAGTTGAGATAATACTGTAAGCATTCTTACAAAGAATCTACCATTAGCAGTAGAGGTGTTAACATCATCTCTATCACATAGTAGAAAGCAATTATATTGTTCTAATACTGATATTAGTTCTTCTAAATCACGAACTGAACGAGTAATTCTATCAAGTTTATAAGCAACAATATAATTAAGTTTTCCTTCCTTCATATCTTTAAGCATTTCTTGAAATTGTGGTCTATGTTCCATATCTTTTGCAGATATTCCTGCATCTTTATAGACCTTGTAAACATCTAACTCCTTAAACTTACATAATTGAAGTAATTTTTCCTCTTGCTCTCCAAGTGAAAATCCTTCTCTTGCTTGATCTTCGGTACTAACACGAATATAAACTCCTGCAATTTTCCTTTCATTATCCATAATATCAATCTCCTTTCTTTTAGTAATGAAAGGCACCAAAGTAAAAAGGTGTCACATAACAAGGACACCTTTGAATAATTGATCATTTTATACGACAAAAACAACCAATATTGTGGGAGTATATAAACTCACCAATTCATTAATGCCTTGCTATGTACTCTGATAATTCAGATAATGGGATTTTCTTCTTTAAATTCCCTATATAAAAATGTTTCTGCTCATTGAAGAATAAAAATAACTTATCTCCAATAATTACTTTATGTGGCTCTACATACGCTAAATTGGTATGTTCCACAATTCTTAAGTAGCCTTCAATTATTTGATAGGACTTCTTATTAAATTTGCAAGACCAATTAATTTTGGCTTTGAGTTCATCACTCATATTGATTTTCTTTTTTACGATATTAATCATACCACATCACACCCTTTCTTTGCAATAGCAACAAAAAAATCAACTTGCGTTGATTTAATCATTAACATCGCTTGGTGCGACGATTTTGTCTTTTGGAGCAGGTGATGGGCAATGCTGTTTTTTATTTCCCCCTTATTATTACTTGATTTATCATTTTTTTACCACGAAAATTACCATGAAATATATTTATCAGTAGTTTTTGCTACCTCCTTTCGCAAGTTATTTTCAAGATGACCATATTTATTAACAGTAGTAGAGTAATTTGAATGGCCAATTCTTTTACTTATGTGATACAACTCCCAACCTTCATTCATCATAAGAGCAACATATGTGTGCCTTAAATCTTGAAGTCTAATTTTTGAAACACCTGATTCTTCTGTAAAACGATAAAATTGTTTTCTTAAACTTGAGTCCGAATATGGCTTATTAGTATTATAATTATAAAATATTATGTCATTAATATTAATTTGTTGCTGTATAAGATATTGTTTATATTTAAGTAATTCCTTTATTAACAAGTTACTAACATCAACAATTCTATCCGAATTGTAGTTTTTGGTATTTGATAAAAAGTCTTTAGATTTATTATTATAATTAATTGAGTGTGATATTCTAATAGTAGAATGTTCTTCACTTATAGAACTCCAAGTTAAAGCCCTTGTTTCTCCAATTCTATCGCCTAAATGTAATTCAATTAATACTAATATTTTTATACGATATGCCAAATTACCTTTTTGATTAGAAATATAAGTCATAAATTTTTTAAATTCTTCAATCGTCCAATATTTCATTTCTACTTTTGGAACTTTGATACTTTTGATTCCTAAAGTTGGCTTTTTGTTAATCAAATTCTTTTCTTCATAACACCAATTTACAAATGCTTTTAATAATTTTAATATTTCATTTTTTGTTTTATCAGAAGCAACAACTTGATTCATAAAATCAATGATATTTTCTTTGACCATTTTGTCAATTCTAAAATTTTCTAAATCTTTTAAATAACAATTGTATATTACATTTTTCTTTTTTAATGTATTATAAGACAGTTTTGATATTTCCTTACAATAATATATGTATTCATTCCATAAATCTTTAAATAGATAAGAATTAGTAGACTGTTCTATTTTTTTAATATTCAATTCTAGTTTTGCTTTATAATCTCTAGCAACTTTGATGTCATATATTTTTTGATTATTTATTTTAGATATCGTAGTATCATCATGTCTTATTACATAGTTTCCATTTTTACTATGCCTATATATATTTGAATATCTAGTTTTTTCATATATTCTATTCATTTTTTGTTCTCCTTTCTTGATTTTAATCTATTAATTTAGTATAATTTCCTATAGAAAAACATTAAAAAAACTCAATTCTATTAGCGTGGATATTGATATTTAAAGTTTTTCTAATTTGTAGTACCTGTTGCCGCAGGTGCTATTTTTTTATTTTCCAATCCATCTATTACCACAATTTTTACAAAGGTATTCATTGTGTTCTTTAGATGTTTCTTTTACAACTTTTTTTGTATTTGTTAAAGTAAATATTTTAAGTGGATTTAAATTCAAAGTTGTCTTATATTTTTCTTTATAATTTTTATCTGTTGCGAGAACATCGATGTTGTGTGATTTACAACTAGGACATTCTATTATTTCTCCGTTTGCTATTTTGTTATCTCTAACAATTTTTCTTAATTTATCAACAGGTTGTTTTTTTAAATCCCAGGGAAAAAAACTTTTTGATAATCTGTTAAAACAATCTAGACAAATTTTTTGATTATCTACTTTAGCAAATGTTGTATTTGATGCGTTTAATTCTCTATCGCATACTGGGCAATTATTCATAATTTTCCTCTCTTTCTTTATTTCTTAAATTGTCTTTAATAAATTTAAGATAATTATCAGCTTCATCTTCAAAACCATTTCTATTAAATTCTAACATTGTTTTATCCTGGTCTAAATGTGAAAGTTCTATATGAGCAAGTTCATGCAATATTGACTTTCTTTTTTTATAATAGGATAGGTTAGAATTAATAATTATATTGTATATACCTCTGTGGTTGAAAACAAAACCATTTATACCTTTGCTTAAACTAACATAAGTGATGTTAGCATTGTAATAATTTAATAACTCTTGTTGAGTCATGCTCCCTTTTAATAATTCTATGATCATACTTAATACCTCTTTATTCTTTACATTTATATTAAGTACCTATACTAGCATACTTATTGTCAATTATTCTCCATCAAGTTCCTTATCTATTTCTCTTTTTCTTTTTTCGATAATAAATTTTATTGTTTCTTTATCATCATCAGTTAGTATATCTTTGTGTTTATCAAATAAAACATCTAATTCACTTTTTGATAGTTTTGAATCTTTTTTGCTTAAATCTTTATTAATTAAATCGTCAACTGTGTAATTTAAAAAATTTGCGATAGCGATTAAGTCATTTGTCATTATATTTCGCTCTCCAGATTTCCACATAGATATTAGCCCAGGACTATTGTGATTTGTAATTTTCAAAATTGTTTCAACGCTTATTATATTATTGTCAATAAGATAACTAATATTTTTAGCGAAATAATTCTTCATACTTCCCCTCCTTACAACAAAATTATACAATAAATTTCACTAATTTACAATATTTTTTTCACTTTTTGTGAAAAACGCTTGACAATTCACTTTAAGTGAATTACAATTGAATTAGTTAGGAGGTATAAATGGAAACAAATGAAGAGCAAGTGATAAGAAATATTAAATCAGTCCAAAAAAGATATGGCTTGTTAGATAGCGACATTGCTGGCAAACTTAATATAACTGAAAGAACTTATATAAATATTAAGAATCATCCATTTAATTATTCAATAAATAAATTAAATGAAATTGCTAGTGTTATTGGATGCAATATTAATGAATTTTTTTTACCACTTTATTTCACTCAAAGTGAAGAAAAAGGAGAATAAAAAAAATATCAATATCCACGCGAAATAAAAGAAAGGAGTTGAGAATATGGAATTTTATGATTCAAAAGAGATTATCAAGTTAACTGGGTTGGGAAAATCAGCAAGTTATAAACTAATTGAAGAATTAAATATAAGACTTAAAAGAGAATATCCAGGAACGATAATTATAAGAGCAAAAGTTCCTAAATGGTACTTCGAGAAAAAAATATTAATTAAAGAACCAGAAAGGAGCGATTAAATGTACACAAAAAAAGAAGAACATACGCAAAAGTTCTTCACTGATAATTATATCAAAAAGTGAAGAATAAATCAATTAGGGGTTTAAATCTATGTCAAAAAAATTATATTTGAAAGGAAAAAATAGAAATGAAAGAAAAAGAACCTGAATTTATAGTGAGCCCTGAAAAGCTTAAAGAAAATCAAGAAAAAAGTTATGAAAAAGAATATTTCAAAGTAAAAGAAAAACAAGAAAAAATCATAACTTTAATAATAGGTATATTAGTAGTGTTTATGATTGCTACAGTAATAATATTTTTAAACGATTACAATAAAAAAGAAATTAAAAATTGTATGAACAAAGGCAATAGTGAATATTTCTGTAAGGTTAATTTATAGGTGTAAAAATGGCTAGAAGAAGAATGTTTAATTTAGACATTATAGACACTGATTTGTTCTTGGAAATGCCACAAAGTAGTCGATTATTATACTACGATTTGTGTATGAGAGCTGACGATGATGGGTTTGTTTCAACGCCTAAAAAAATACAAAAAATTGTAGGTTGTAGTGATGATGATTTTAAAGTCTTAATAGCAAAAAAATTTATAATACCATTTGACACAGGAGTGGTAGTAATCAAGCATTGGAAAATACATAATTATGTTCAAAAAGATAGATACAAAGAAACACTATATACAAAAGAAAAAAGCCATTTAACCGAAGAAAAAAATGGCACTTATGAACTTATGGATCCAAATTGTATACAAAATGGATACACAGGTAAGGATAGTATAGAGTTAGGTAAGTATAGTATAGGTAAGAATAATACAACAACTAACATATATGAATATGTAGAAGAATCATTTGGAAGAACTCTAAATTCTATTGAATTACAAAAAATCGATAGTTGGTTGTTGTTATTTAATGAAGATATTATCAAATATGCTTTTGAAATAGCAACTCTTAAATGCAAAAAAACTTTTAGTTATGTGGAAGGTATTTTGAAAAACTGGAAAGGTTGTAATTACACAACCCTTGAAGAAATAAAAGAACAAAATAGTAAAAAGGAAGAAGATGAATACTGGAATGTTTGATGAGTTTAAGAGATTGTTTAAAAAGTTATGCTTAAATTACAATAAAGAGTTAGATAAAGAATTATGTGAATCTTGGTATGAAGAATTAGAAGAAATAGATATAAAAATTATAGAAATGGCTTTTAGAAATATTAGAAGAAATGAAAATTATTTTCCAAGATTATCAAGAGTACTTGAAGAAATAAAAAGAATACCTATGAAAGAAATAACTGATGAAGAAAAGATTCAAAAAATGAATAGACTTGGAATTAATCCAGAGTGGTTAGACAAAGAAATAGCAAATCAATCAATTGACAAAGAAACAGAAGAATTATTTGAAGACTTTAAAACATTTTTAAAAGATTTTATGAGGTCTCAATGATAGATTTAAAAGCATTTGATAACTTTTTAGAAAGTCTTTACATTAAAAAGAAAGTTGATAGAAATAAAATAATAAATCTCTACAAGAAATTACTTAAACAAAAGAAGTCAATTATTGATTTTGAAACTGGCCTTGAAAAATTAGGCTGGGAAGAAATAACAATTCAAAACATAACAAATTATGTACTAATTTGGAATTATAGAAAGAAGGAAGACGAAAAATTATGCAAGAGCAAAAAGAAAAATTAAATATTTATCAAAAAATACAAAAAGTAAAAAAAGAAATATCAAATAAGAAACTTAAAAAAACAGGAGAAAATAAGTATTCAGGATTTAAGTATTATGAACTTACAGACTTTGTTCCAACATTAATTGAATTATGTGATACTTATCAACTATTCACGATGTTTGAATTAGTAAGTGATAAAGCAATACTAACTATTATCAATAGTGAAAACGTAGAAGAAAAAATAGATTATACAATGCCAACAGCTGATTTAGAGCTAAAGGGTGCTAACAAAATTCAGTCTATTGGTGGAGTTCAAACATATTTAAGAAGATATTTGTATATGAATGCATTTGATATTGTGGAATCTGATACTTTAGATCGTGGCAATGTAGAAGTTGAACTAACTATTGAAGAAGAAAAAGACCCACAAAAAATTGAAGAAAATAAAAACTTAATAATTGAGTATAAAAAATTACTGTTTGAAACTGATACATTTGAAGAAAAAGTAAATGAAGCATTTAAAGTCAGTGGAGTTACTAAAATGACTCAAAGAACATTGAAAAGAGCTATAGCTTCATTAAAAAGAAAGCCAATAATAAGAAAAAATAATGAAACAAAAGAAGGAGAAATATTTTAAAAATGGAAGAGCAAAGATTAGAATTAAAAGTTGAAAATTTAACATTAGGAGAATTAACCACTAATGCTTTAAAAATCAAAGAAGAAATTAAAAATAAGTTAGAAGATTATAAAGCTGAGAATTATGATATTAATTCTATTGATAAAGCAAAAGAAGATAAAGCTATGCTTAATAGAACTGCTAAGAAATTAAATGATGAAAGAATTAGACTAGAAAAAGAATTTATGAAACCATTTGATGAATTTAAGACAGTTGTAAAAGAAATTACTGAAATGATAAAAGATTCATCAAGTAAGATTGATGAAATAGTTAAAGAAGTTGAGAATAAAGACAAAGAAGAGAAGAAGAGAGCAATTCTAGTAATTTTTGAAAGTGAAGTAAAAGAATTAAAGGATGTTCTAAAATTTGAAAAAATATTCGATGAAAGATACTTAAATAAAACTTTCAAAATTGAAGATGTAGAAAAAGATTTAATAAGCAAATTAGACAAAATAAGAAACGATTTAATTACAATAAGTGAATTACACAGTAAATATGAAACTGAGCTTAAAAATGACTATTTAAACAATTTTGATTTAGGAATGATTATCAGAAAGAATAGTGAGTTAATTCAAAGAGAAGAAGCATTAAAGAGTCAAACAGAGGAAACTAAAAAAGTCATTGAAGAGCAAAAAGAAGAAAAAATGCAAGAAATGGCTGAAACAATAGTTGAAGTAAAAGAAGAAGAGCCAGTTCTAACATTTACATTGAAAATTACTGGTAAAAAAAATCAATTAGTTGCTTTAAGAAAATTCATTGAAAATAATGGTATGAGTTATGAAAAGGTGGCTTATATTGACATTGATTATAATTTGAAAAATGACATTGAAAAAATAGTGGGTTATAAAATAGAACCATTTGAAATGATAGAAGATGACATTATCAGTTTATTAGAAGATTTAGTTGGTAAATATCGTACTTTGGAAGAAGAACTAGAAAATACTAAACAAGATTTAGAAGACAATTATCGCCCGATACCAATTTCAGAACAAGTTGGTATTAGTGATAGAGATTTTATGTAAAAGAAGGAGAAAAAATGGAAGAAAATAAAGTTGTATTAAAATTAAAAGAATATATAGATTTAATAGAAAAAATAAAAGAACTTGAACAAAAGCTGGAATATAAAGACAAAAATTATGTTGGTATGCTTAACTATGTAAAAGATACTGTAAGAAATGGTGAAGATTATCATATAAAAAATTTTGATGGCAATATAGAAGATACAATGACAAATAAGATTAAAAATTACAATTATAAAAATATTGTGGATAGTTTTATATCTAAAGGAATAATATTTGATTCAGCAATAGAACTAACAAATGAACTTTTAAAAGAAAGGAACATAAACAATGAATAAAATGATAGAAAAATTTAAAAACGAAGATATAGCAGTACATTGCAATACTCAAAAAGAATACGATGAGCTAATGAAATTACTAGAAAAATATGATTTTAGATGGAAAAGTGGAACAATACCAACTTGTTTTAATGCTTTTAAAGTATATGGAGATAAGACTTATATAAATTATAACCTATACAATATCATACCAGGCCTAGGATATGCTGATAAAAAATGTTATGTAATAAAAAAATATGAACTTATAGAATGTAAAGACTTTATAAAACAAGTTAATGCTGAAGAAAGAACTAGTATCAAAGCATTTGATTCAATATTTAAATTTTTGTGTGAATCAGATACCGAGAAAGAACAAGTAGAAAATGAATTTGAACAAATAGAAATAAAACAAGAAAAAACAGTAAATGGCAATTTAATTAATTATGCAGTTATAAATGGTCAAAAGTGTCGTTTATCATTAGTTCAATATGAAATTATAAAAAAATTAAACAGCATTTTAGATTACATCAAGGATGATGAAGACTAATGATAGGTAGTCCTAAAGAAATCTCACAATATTTATGGCAACTTGATCCAAAAAAAGAATATGAAATTAAGGAACATAAAGAAAAGAGATCATTAGATGCAAATGGATACTGTTGGGTTCTTTGTAAAAAGATAGCTGATAAACTACATATCACAAAAGAAGAAGTTTATAGAAAAAATATAAAAGAAATGGGCAAATATGAGATTATTCCTATTAGAAACACAGCAGTAAGTACATTTATAAATGCTTGGACTAAAAAAGGAATTGGATGGATGTGTGAATCATTTTCAAAGAGTAAATATGATGGCTTCACCAATTTAATTGCTTATTATGGAAGTTCAGTATACGATTCAAAAGAGATGGCTTTATTACTTGATAGTATCGTTCAGGAGGCTCAAGCATTAGATATTGAAACACTTACACCAGATGAATTAACTAATTTAAAGAACCTGGAGGAATGTTATGGAAATTAGAACATATATGTTTGAACCAACTTGTTTAGAAACTAAAGTTGATTCTTACAATCAAATAGACACGAAACAAAGACAATCACAAGTTTTAGAAGTATTAGGTGATGAAATGCTTACTGCAAAAGAAATAGCCATTAGAATGTATGAAAAAGGTTATACAAACAATGATGATAGAAACAATGCTTCACCTAGATTGAATGAACTAGTAAATTTAGGACTTGTAGTAATTTATGGTAAGAAAAAATGTGAATACTCTGGTAAAACAGTTGCAGTATTTAAAAAAGCTAAAAACGAAGAAAATGATTATAAAGAAAAGTATGAGAACTTAAAGGTTACATATGACAATCTAAAAGTTACATATGAAAACATAAAGAACATCGAAGCATTTACGAGAGTAAAAATTGCTGAATTAAAAAAAGAAAATGAATCTTTAAGAAAGGAATTAAAAAAGAGATATGAATAAATTTATAGGACTTGGAAGATTAACAAAAAATCCGGAATTAAGAAGTACACAAAGTGGTTTAAAAGTTGCTTCATTTACATTAGCAATTAATAGAAATTTTAAAAATAAAGAAGGTAAATATGATGCTGATTTTCTTAATTGCCAAGCATTCAAAAATACCGCAGAATTTATAGAAAAATACTTTAAAAAAGGCAGTATGATGGCTATCACTGCAAGAGCACAAACAAGAAATTATGACGACAACGATGGTAAAAAAAGATTTGTAACTGAATTTATAGTTGAAGAAGTTTATTTTGCTGGAAGCAACGAAAAGAAAAATGAAACATCAATTGAAGTACCACAAAATTATACAAGTGATTATGATACTGCTGGAAGTGAAGTAACCTTAAGTGATGAAGATTTACCATTCTTATAATAGAAAGGAATTAAAGCTATGAAAATTTTTTATAAGAAAGATTTTTATGGGGTTTTGGAAGAAAAAAATAAATTACAAGAAGAATACGAAAAATATAAAGAGAGAAAAGAAAATGTAACAAGTATTTTAAATAAAAGATGTGCTGAACAAATTGAACAAATTACTAGTTTGAATGCTAAAATTGAAAAATTGGAAAAATATAATGAAATCTTAAAAAATAAATTCATTACACAAAGCAATTCAAAAGGTGGATTTGTAAAAGAAAATCATAAACTAAAAACTAAAATAGAAGAGCTTAACAACATAATAAAACAGCAAGAAGAAAAATTAAGTAAAAGGTATATTCTAAAGAAAATAAGTCCAGGAAGGACTCCAAATACTATTAAAACAAGTATCAGAAGTAGTGATAATGAAAGTAGAGCAATTAAATATGTCAAAGAAAATCTATGAACCATATTTAGATTTATTACGTGTTATATGCAATAGTGATGATAAAAAAACGTATGAAAACAGTTGTATAGTTGTTTATGATACTTTTGAAAATGAAAAACCAATAGCAGTTTTTTCAAAAGCAGTGGACTGTGCACGATTCTTTAATACTAGTGCTCAAGTAATTAAATGTAATATATCAAGAGGCAGTTTAAGAAACTACAGATATAAAATTGAAAGAGTTTATTTTAAGGAGGATTCAGATGAAAATACTATCAAATAAACAATATTCTGATTTAACAAATGAAATAAAGCGCTTACAAGATACTTACGATCAAGATGTAAAAGTATTAATGTTTGAAAATAAGGACTACGAACTAAAAACAGACTCAATACATAGTAAGTTAGTTGACATAGTCCTAACTTCTAATATAAAAAAAGATACGATTATTGCAAAACTTAAGGAAATAATTAGATTTATTGAGAAAGGAAAATAATTATGAAATTAAATGAAATAAGAAAAATGAGTGATAAAGATTTAATGAGATTTTTAAATAATGTATCACAAAGAAATGCACAAGTTTGTTGTAAGTGTGGAAATGTAACATTCAAAGAAAACAGAATAGCAATTTATACATACAAAGGTTGTGAAAATAAAAAATTATGTACATTATGTAAAGATTGTTATGTTAGTTTACTAGACTATTTAGAAATAGCGGATAACGATTAGTAAGGAAAGTAAAGAGACGTTAAAATGAAAAAATTATATGTTAATAAAAATAAATATATTAGGTTAAGAATTGCAAAGGTTGGTTGTACTTATAGAGCTGATATATCTATAAATAAATATGCTTATGATAAAAATGAAGAAAGATATTATGAAATAAATTTTGATGTATTTAGTCCTTATGATTATTCTTCTGAAGAAGAAACTTTTGAAAAAGCAAAAGAATGGTTATATGAGGAATTAAAAGAATTACAAACTAATGTGAATTTAAATGAGGTATCAAAATGAAAGATAGATTTATGAAAAATGGTGTATTTTCATTGGAGTATGATAAAGAAACATTAAAAGATATGGTTTTAGAATTGCAAGAAGAAAGCCAAAAACAAAAAGAAGCGATTGATAAAATACTCAATGAAACAAAAGAAACAAGAAATATATTAAATAATAATCGAGATGACAATATGTTATCAAAAAGTTGTTTATTATCTTATTTAGAAATTGTTGAAGATATATTAAAAGAGGTATCAGAATGAATGAATTAAAATATTGTAAATTTTGTGATAAAGAAAAACCTGTAAAAGACTTTTGCAAAAGTGGTTTTGCTATAAAAAATATATGTAAAGAATGTCAAAATAAAAAGCAAACTCAAATATATAAAAATAGTAAAGAAGTAGACAAATTAAAACAAGAAAATAAACAACTAAAAGAAAAAGTTAATAAATTAGAAATATTAATAGAAAATTTAAAATTAGGAGTTACTTTAAATCAAGATCAAGAAGATTTATTAGATGAGATTTTATTTAGAGAAAGTAGAGGGTGATGAGTAAATGGTAGAACTAATTGGCTGTATATTGTTAATTATAATAGGTATTTTTTCTATATATATGATAATTGACGAATTAAAAACTAATTACGAATTAAGAAAAAAGTTTAGAACAAGGAAGTGATGAGTAAATGATAAAACACATTAATATATCAAATGCTGATATTGTTAAAAGCATGAGTGATGAAACAAAACATAATTTTGCCAATCATTGTATTATAAATAAAGTACAACCAGAAGAAACTATAGAACTTGTTCGAAAAGTTACAAATGGGGTGATTAATTGTGTAATAGATTTATGCAACAATTATTTTGAAACACCATCAGGTAAAGAATATTTGCAAATGCGAAAAAGAATAGACAAAATAGGAAGTGATAGTAATGAATAAAGAAAGATTTATAAAAATGTTAGAACAGGCAAAAGAAGATGAATATGGAAGATTATATGTATTGGGAGAATATAACAACAAAATCTATTTTGGAACTATAACAACTATTTGTGAAGATATATTTGTATTAAATCATTCAAAAGAATGCCAAGATACAGCGGAATTATATGATAGACATTTTTGGGGTGACGATACTTTAGAATGCTTTGTTTTATCAACTAAACATGATGAAGATTTTATATATAAAGAACCTAAAAGAATAGAAGAATTAAATTTGGTTGCACCAACAAATTATATGAAATATATGCAAGACAAGATTAATGAATTAGTTAGAATATCAAATAAATATGCTAGATTGTTAGAGAAAGTAGAGGGTAATGAGTAATGAATAGAGAACCAATAATTTTAATAACAAAACCTGAAAAGCAATTGATAGAAAAAGATAATTTAGAAATCGAAATTAATAATTATGATAATTCACATTTATATTACAAAGGTTTTGATTTAGGAACATTTAAAGAAATTGTTAATTTAAGACAAGAAAATAAACAATTAAAAGATAAACTATCTAAAATAGAAACATTAATAATAAATCATAATTGTGATACTGGTGATATTTATTATAAGTATAATAGTAAATTTTTAAAAAGTGAATTAAAACAAAGAATATTAGAGATAGTATATGAGGTGTCAAAATGAATATTGAAGAAGTAGCATTTAAAGATAGAAAGAACCTAGCACAATTAAATGAAAATGATTTATTAGATATTATAGAGTTTTTACAAAATGATAGAAAACAATGGATTAATCAATTTACACAAACTCATAACGAAAGTATTGATATTCAAAAAGAAAATGAAGAATTAAAGAAAAAACTTGAAGAAAGAACAAAAATGTATCAAAATGCTTATAAATATGGTCAAAGAATGGAAGATGTAACAATTACATTAAAAGCTGAACAAAAAGAGTTTATAAAGGATTTAAAAGGCTATCTTAATTTATTTGATTACGACCAAATAAGTTGTGATATGATTGAAGAAATTTTACACAAATACAAAAGTATAATGGGAGTATCTGATGAAAATAAAAGGAATTGAAGTAGAACAACTAAAAGAATTAAAAACTATTATATATCAATGTCCTTATTGCTCCAAAAAATTTATAAATAAAAATAGTTATTATACTCATATTGGTAAAAATTATTGTTGGCATTTCAATATACATTTTACAAGAATAAAGAAATTATATGAAGAAAATAAAATAACAATGCAACAATATTATGAATGGTGTTACGAAAATGGTTGTTTAGAATACTTAAACTTAGATGAAGAAATAATATCAAAATTAGGCAATGATTTTTATAATAAAATTAGTTCAATGTATTCTGGAGAAGATTATTAAGATTAGGAGATGATAAATAATGAATATAGACTTTGAAACAATTATGAAAAAGCAAATAGAACAAATTGCTAATGATGAAATTGAAGAAATGATTAGAGAAAAAGTTAATGAGTTCAATAGAGAATTGTTGTCTAAAAAGGATAATTATATAACAGAGTTGATGAAGAGTATTAGGATATTTAGTGAACAACAAACAATAGACCATATTCCTAGATATTTAATAACTGTTGAAAATATTTACAAAATTGAAAATCAAGGAGGCAAATAATGAAATTAGAACTTAAAGGAGTAAAATGAGAAGTTTATATGATATTCGGAGGGAATTGGTAAAACATAAACAAAATTTAAAAGAAATAAATAGACTAATAGCAGTATCTGATAGAAGGACTGATTTGTTTAAGAAAAAACTTAAGATTAAATGTAAGATTAAAAAGTTAGAAGAAGAATTAGAAAGGAAAAGTTATGATAAAGAAAGAAATATATCCAAAAACTAAAAGAGTTAGTTGTTCAGGGGATAAGGTATACATTACTGAAAAATTAGATGGGAGCAATTTAGTATTCTTCAAGAAGAACGATGAACTATACATTGCTCAGAGAAAGACAATTATTAATATCAATGAGTTAGAAGAAGTAAAAGATAAATTATATAAAGGATTATATCAGTGGTTGTTAGATAATAAAGATTATTTACAAGAACAATTAATTAATGATTCAGCAATATGTGGTGAATGGCTTGGAATGGGTAAATTAAAGTATGATGTAGGAGAGTTTGATAAAAAATGGTATATGTTTGCAAAAGCAAATATAGATGATGAATATAACTTATATAACCTAATATACGAACATGAATTATTTATATATCCATTTGCAAATCAAGAAATACCAAACTTTATAGGTATAGTTCCGGAAATTACTGAACTCATGGGTTTACCAACAAAAGAATTTTTAGATAGCATTTATGAAACTTATACTAATGGAGTTAAAAGAGATGTTGAAGGATTTGTAGTAAATTATAAGAATATTATTTCTAAATATGTTAGAATGAAGAATGGTAAACTCGAAGAGCATTTTGATAGAGGTGAGTAATGAATATATTAAAAGCCAAAAATGAAATTGATAAATTGCAAGATACATTAGAATTGTATTTGCAAAAAAAGAAAATCAATTTTATAAAATCTCAACCAGGGAGTCCAATTATGAAAGATATTATTACTGGTAAAAATGATGGCAAAGCAATATTTGATAAATTTGCACATTATATTATAAAAGATGAAGAACTTGATAGTGAAATATATTCATTGCAAGAAAGTATTAATGCTTATGAAAACTATATCATTAAAGAAATGAAAAGAATTTCTAAGTATGGGGGAAGTGAACTAGTGAGATACTATAGAGATGTTGAAAAGAAAAAGTGGGATGAAATATCAAAATTAACTCATTATAGTTCTAGACAATGCCATAGACTATATGAAAAAGATTTGTAATGTCACGAAATGTCACATTTTTATAAACCAAAAAATAAAGATGTCACGAAATGTCACAAAATTTTTGGTATAATGGTATCATGGAATTATTATATGCGTGAGGTAATATTAATTCTTAAGTTTTAGATCTATGGAATAAAACTGAAAAGGAATCTACAATGATTCTTTTTTATTTGATGGTCATTTAATAAAATTATACTTCCATAAAGAATTTTCTTTAATTTAGGATAATCCTTATTTGATGGCTATTTGATATTTGAATTTTTTAAAGGGAGAAAAAAGGGAACTAGGAAAGATACGGTATGCTAGTTGGAAGGGTTAAGCAGTATCTTTATTATAAGTAACATAGAGTAGATATATAGTTCAGTGGCTAGAACATAAAGTTATCTAGTATGTAGCAAAAACAATAGGACATACATTAATAGACTGAATTATGCTATCGAGCAGAGACACAGGTTCGAATCCTGTTATATCTATTCTATGGTGTTTATAATAGCACCTCAATCATTTCAAATAATGCTATCTTTATAGGTAGCATATTGAGTAAATATATAAAAAGTCGCATGTTGATAGTTAAGGTTAATATGACTTATAATTCACTAAAACACGAAGTACAGGTGATGTGAAATCTATCAAAAGAGTTTAGTTGAGTATTGCAAACAAAACACTAATAAAATCCTTTATATTTATTCAATATGGTGCTTATAAAGGCACTAGAAGTTCTAATTTTATTTGTCTTATTGATAAATAAACATTGCCTTTAATAGGTAATGTACTGATGATATATAAAAGTTATCTAGCATAAGGTTTAGGTTAAGAGTTGAGAAATTAACCACTAGGAAGCAATAATCAGCATAACATTTAGAGTGATTAACTAAATGTCAGCCTTTATATCATTGGTATAGTATCTATTAAAGATATTGTTAGCAACCTTAAATGGTTGTTTTTATTTTAAAATTAATTGTAAAAATGATGGAAGGAGATGATAGCAGTGAGTGCAAGTGATTTAAAACCAATACAAAGCACAGATGAAGCGAAAAGAAAAGGTCGCAATGGTGGAATTAAATCTGGAGAAGTAAGAAGAAAGAAAAAATTGATGAAAGACCAGATATCATTGTTATTATCCTTACCATTTCCAGATGTTAGAGATAAGACTGGAAAGAAGATTAGAACTATGTTTAAACAATTAGGCATAGATGATGAGAACATAGATAATCAAATGGCTATGATAATTGCTATATGGCAAAGAGCTTTAAAAGGCGACTATCAAGCTTTTAATTCATTAAGAGACACTGTTGGTGAAAAACCTAAAGATGAAGTTAGTGTTGAGAATCCTAATGCGACTAAAATATTATCATCTATTTCAAAACAATTAGGTGGTAAAGGTGAATAGTGAATTTCCATTAAGTGAGAAATACATTGATTTCTTAAAATATGATTGTAGTACTGAATTTCTTGAAGGCACTACATTCGCTGGAAAAACAACTGTAGGTATTCCTAAATTTATGTTTAAAGTTGCTAATTATAAAGGAACAAAACCTAGTATTATAGCAGGGCTTGATTTAGGAACAATTGAAAAAAACATTATCAATTCTGATAAAGGATTAATTGAAATATTTGGAGATTATAAAGAAGGTGGATGTGTAGAATACAATCCTAATGGAAAAGGTAAGATAAGTCTTCCACACATACTCTTTCACACTCAAAATGGAAATAAGATAATTTATGTACTGGGATATGATAATAAGGCTCGTTGGAAGAAAGCTTTAGGTGGCCAAGTGTATGGATTATTCATAGATGAGTTTAATATTGCTGATATGGAATTTGTACGAGAAGCATTTATGAGAGCTGATTATAGACTGTGTACAATGAATCCAGATGATCCAAATAAAGAGTGCTATAAAGAATTTGTTAATAAATCTAGACCAATAGATAAATATAAAAATGATGGACCAATAGAATTATTAAAACTGTTAAAAGAACCTCAAGTTGCTGATTGGACTTGGTGGTATTTTACATTTAATCATAATTTAAGTCTAACTGATGAGAAGAAGAAACAAATAATAGAATCTGTACCAGTTGGAACTAAATTATATAAAAACAAAATACAAGGATTAAGGGGAAAAGCTACAGGACTGGTATTCAATATAATTGCTGGTAAACACATAATAAGTGAAAAACAAGCAATGTTTGAGGACTGGAAAGAAGTAGAACCTAAAAAGAAAAGAAAGTTTATAAGATTTGCAATAGGATGTGATACATCTTACTCAAAGAAATCACACGATAAACTTACATTTGAATTTATAGGAATAACAGAAGATAGAAAATGCATTTTACTAGAGGAAGAAGGATACAACAACAAAGACAGAGAAATACCATTTGCTCCATCAGATGTTATACCTAAATTAATTAATTTTGCTGAGAAATGTAAAAGCAAATGGGGATTTGCAAGATACATTTTTATAGATAATGCTGATGCTGGAACAATAGCAGAAGCAAAAAAATACAAAAGAAAAACTGGATGTATTTACATATTTGAAGGCGCGTGGAAAAAAACAAAGAACTTAACGAGAGTTCAATTACAACAGTCTTGGTTAAATACCGAAGACTTTTTAATTGTAGAAACGTGTAAAAATTACATAGATGAAACAAACGTATATAGTTTTACAGAAGATGGGCAACTTGAAGATGGAAATGACCATCATATACAAGGTTGTCAATATGCTTGGTTACCATTTAAGAAATTAATAGGTAACTGGGAAATAATTAAGCAAATGATAAAAGATGCAGACACTGGAGAGTGATAAAGATGGGATGGATGAAAAATATGATAAGAAATTGGTTAGAAATTAAAAGTCCTGATTCAGTACAAATAGATATTGAACAATTAAATAATTATGAAAGCCAAGCATTTATTAATAACATATGGTATAGGGGTGATCCAAATGAAATACAACAACTATATGAACAATTAAATGATAGGCTTGGAAATAAGCACTTTTGGGGCAGCAAACCTACAGTGGGAATGAACATAAGAAAAATACACACTGGATTACCTTCAATGATAGTAGATACATTGGCTGATATTTCTACAGATGACTTAGATAAAATTGAAGCCGGAGATAGACAAGAAGAATGGAATAAAATAGCAGAAGAAAACAATCCTAAAGCATTATTAAGAGATTCAGTAGTAGGAGCATTAGTGTGTGGAGATGGAGCTTTTAAGTGGTCTATTGATACTGATATAAGTCAATATCCAATCATTGAATATTATGATGGTTCAAGAGTTGATTTTGAATATGAAAGGGGAAGACTAATTGCTGTTATATTTAAAACTAAAAAATTAATTAATAAACAAAGATATACACTTCTTGAAAGATATTCAAAAAAAGATATAACTTATAAGTTAGTTAATAAAGAAGGAAAAGAATGCAAGATAGAAGATTATCCAGAATTAATTAATAAATATAAGACAGTTACAAATACTAATGAATTTATGATGGCACTTCCAGTTATGTTTAGAAAATCAAAAAAATATATCGGTAGAGGAAAATCATTATTTGATGGAAAATTGGATAACTTTGATGCCTTTGATGAAGTGTGGTCACAATGGATGCTAGCTTTAAGAAAAGGGCAAATTAAAACTTATATTCCTGAATCATTATTACCAAGAGATCCAGAAACCGGGTTATTATTAAGGGGTAGCGATTTAGATAATGACTTTATATCAGTTGAAGAAACAATTTCAGAAGATGGTTCAAGTAAGAATAAAATAGAAACAACGCAGGGACAAATACAATCTGAAGCATTATTAAGTACATATATTACTGCATTGGATCAATGTTTAACTGGTTTAATTAGCCCTAGCACTTTAGGAATTGATACAAAGAAGATAGATAATGCAGAAGCAACAAGAGAAAAAGAAAAGACAACGCTATATAAGAGAAATCAAATTGTTGAAGTGTTAACAAAAGTTATAAATGATATGGTTAACATAACATTTAAAGTGTATGATACTATGAATCAAAATGAAATTACTGATATTCAAGGAACTGCTTCATTTGGTGGTTATGCTAATCCTTCTTTTGAAGCTCAAATTGAAACAATAGGAAAAGCTAAAACAAATGGAATCATGAGTATAGAAACTAGTGTAGAAGAACTTTACGGAGATACTAAGGATGATAAATGGAAACAAGAAGAAGTTCAAAGAATAAAAAATGAGCAAGGCATTGTAGATATGGAAGAACCATCAATTGATGATGATTTGGATTTAATTGAAAATGAAGATATATTAAATGCAAAGGTAGGTGATACAAATGATAGAGAGTAAAGAAAAACCAATAAAAGGACTAAAGATTAAATATGATGGTAAGACTTATGAAAACATAACTTATTTTAGCATATCTAATTGGGATGGTAATGAAAGAGTGAGTTTTACTGAGAAAAAAGATAATACAGTATCAACAACAGTTAATTGTAAGTATTCTGATATTAAAATAATTCAAAGTAGTGATAATTAATGAATGATTATAATATCAAAAAATTGTATGAAGATATGGAAATGGAATTGATATCTTCAATGAAAAGAAATTATAAAAGACATCTTAAAGAGGAAGATAAAACTGGATTCAAATATTCTCAATGGCAAGCAGAAAAATTAAAGGAACTAAAAAGGTATCAAAGAGAGAATAAGAATATCATAAGTGGTTATACTAAGGTACTACCTAAAGAAATATCTAAGCACTTAAATAATGAGCTTAAAGAAGGTTCAATTAAAGCAATTAATCAATATAACAAAGTAATGGGTAAGAGCCTAAAACCTAATAAAATAATGAATCACAGTTTTTTTAGAACGAATGGTAGAAAAGTCAATGCTTTAATAAAAGTAGTAAATAATGATTTAAAAACAGCTAATACAGCAGTTTTAAGAATGGCTAATGATCAATATAGACAAGTTATTCATAAAAGCGCTTTTTTTGTTGCCAATGGAGTTTTTACAGAAAAGCAAGCTGCTAATATGGCAACCAAAGAATTAACTGAATTACAAAAAACTAAACTTGCAATCGATGAAGCAAATAAAGACTTCTTAAATAGGGGTTTTAATTGTATAGAATATAAAGATGGAAGAAGAGTAAACATTGCCAGTTATTCTCAAATGGCTGTTAGAACTGCTAGTTTAAGAGCTCAACTAATGGGCGAAGGCGATTTTAGAAAATCTATAGGTAGAGTATTAGTTAAGTCCACTTCTCATGGTGGTGCTTGTCCTATATGTCAAAAGTGGGAGAATAAAATATTTATTGATGATGTCTATTCTGGTGGAACTAAAAAAGATGGGAAGTATATGTTATTGAGTGATGCAATGAAACAGGGTTTTTTGCATCCAAACTGTCGCCATGGATTAACAACTTATTATCCAGAATTAGAAGATATGGAAGATTATACCGATGAAGAATATGAAGATGATGTTAATTGGATTAACAATAGAATAAATGAACTAACTAGTGAGGAATTGAATTATATTAATAGAAATATTAAAAGATTTGATAGGCTAGAAAATGGTTTATTAGCTCCTAGTAATACAAGTAATTCAAAAAATAAAAAAGCAAAATGGGAAATAGCAAAGAAAAAAATAGTTGACTATATTTACGAAATAAAAACAAATGAAAGAACTCCATTGAAATTATATCAACTTCCAAATAAACATTATACACAAATAAAAAATGTTATTAACAATGCTCCTACAACAATGAAAAAAGTATTGAATGATAATATAGATAAATTCAAATTTAAAAATATAAAAACAAGAAGAACAGCAAGATATAACTCTAAGTTTGATTATATAAAAATAAATTTAGAAAAGGACGCTGTTAATCCAAGAGGTAGTTATAAAACTTTGTTCCATGAAATGTCACACAACATAGATAATTTTTTTGGCAATATATCAAATGATAAAGTATTTGAACAATTATTAATAAATGATTTTAATGATGTTTTAAAGAAATATAAAAGATGTTATAATGTAACTGATGATCAAGCTTATAAAGAAATTAGTAAAGCAATGAAACAAAGTCCTAAAATGGGAAGCATATCTGATTTAGTTGGTGGAATAACTAAAAATAAATGTGTAGGAAAATATAAACATCCTGATAATTATTGGAAACATGAAGGAAAATTGACTGCTGAAGCATTCGCACATTTTGGTAGTGCAAGTATTCGAAAGGACATGGAAGAGTTAAGTTATATAAATGATATGTTTCCAAATGCGTATGATTATTTTAAAATGATTGTTAAAAGGAGAATATAATGAATTTTATACAAAAATTAAATGAATTATCTAAAATTGAGAACACTGAACTAGAAAATGAAATAGAAAAAGCAGAACAAGAATATAAAAAAATATTTGGAAATAATGATTACACAAATGTTTTTGATGATGATGCAACTTATTTGGAAAAATTAAAAAAATGCATTGAATTAAAGATTTCATATGATAGTTTATATACTGGTGACTTAGATGAAAATACATTGATATAAAAGGAGAAAATATATGATAGCAATACTAATAATAATTGCTGTTTTTTTATTTTTTATCATGTGTGTATTATCTGCAATTAGGCAAGAATTGGAGAAAACAAGATTAGAAAATAGAGAAATAGTAAACGTATTAAATAAGAGAAAATAATAAGTGCTACTTTATAGGTAGCATAGAGTATATAGTTAGTTATCGTAATTGATAACAAGTCCTAGGCAATTATATATTCTATGGTGCTTATAAACATTAAGTCGATAGAAATATCGACTTTTATTATGCACTAAAATATCGTTTGACCGGTACGAATAAACGGAGTGTGGATGACCTTATCCAACAAGAAAAAGGAGAAAAAATGGAACAAGAAAATGTTCAGACTTCTAATGTAGAAGAAGCAAAAGATACTACAAAGAATGCTAAAGATGAGGGAACTAAAGAAACTGATAAAAAAGTGGAAGAAAAAAAGTACACAGATAAAGAATTAAATGATATTAGTTTAAAAAACGAACAAAAAGCTTTAGCAAAGCAATTAAAAGATTTAGGCATTGATGATGTTGAAAAAGCTAAATCTATTCTTGCAAAAGCAAGAGAAGATGAAGAAAAAAACAAAAGTGTTGATGAAAAAACACAAGAAGTTATTAAGAGAGCTGAAAAAGCAACTCTTGAAGCAGTTAATGCCAAAATTGAGAATGCTTTATTAAGAAAAAATGTCAAGGAAGAAAAAATCACTAGGGCAGTTAGACTCGTAGATAAAAAGAATATTCTTGACAAAGATGGATCATTAGATGAAAGTAAATTAAATACTGAAATTGAAGATCTATTAAAAGATTTTCCAGAACTAATTTCAAAAACTGAGGAAAATAAAAAAGGTTATAAAATTGGTGATGATGGAAAAGAAGAACAAAAAGATGAACTTGCAGAAATGCGAAAAATAATGGGATTGAAATAAATCTCATTTTTTATTGCCAAAAATGGAAAAGGAGATGATTTATAATGGCAAATAATATTACAAAATTCAAAAAGTATGTACCTTTACTTGATGAAGTGTACAAACAAGCTGCGTTAACTTCAGTATTAGATAGTGACTCTTCACTAGCACAAGAAGGAGCTAATGCAAACGAAATCATAATTCCTAAAATTGATATGGACGCTTTAGGTGATTATGATAGAAACAGTGGTTACACAAATGGAGATGTAACATTAACAAACGAAACTGTTAAATTTAATTATGAAAGAGGTAGAATGTTCAGTGTTGATGCAATGGACAATGAAGAAACAGCTGGAATTGCTTATGGTAAATTAGCAAGTGAATTTATCAGAAATAAAGTTGCTCCAGAAGGTGACG